ACCTCTACCTCAACCTCTACCTCTACTACAACAACTAGCACCTCTACTAGCACTTCAACCTCTACTACAACAACTAGCACCTCAACTAGCACTTCAACAACTACAACAACCACTGCGGCCCTACAGACTCCTTGGTATGTGTATGTTGACCCCGATAACGGTAATGATGTACTAACTATTTATGCTATGCCCACGGCGGAACCCGACCCGCCAGGACCAGGAGAAATAGCTGGTACTGCTGGAAATGCCATTTACCATGGTCTTAAAAGGAGTGGGGCTCGTCCAGGCCCATACAGCTATAACCTGAAGCTATTTGATAGCAACAACGCTGGAGTAGGCATAGCTACTTACTCAGCATCGGCTGGCTCAACCGCTATTGAGGACCTCGTTGATGATATTAACACTGGTCACTCTAATTACCCCTACATTTTTGCCATTTTCCATAACGAGAGTGAGGCGGAATACTCAGACCCTAACACTTATGCCAACGCAATTGCATTTACTAACGGAGTTGGCTCATAAAATCAAATTGGGATGGGTCAAATTCAGGCCACAATAAACTCTCTGGGTCCTTAATAAAAGCATACCACCTACCATCAATTCTTTTTTGCTTTACTTCCCACTTAGGGTGATTTACAACTGAAAGATTTTCGTGCGGGAAGTCGTACCCAGGCTCTATCCTAACTATCCATGTACCGTCCTCTTCTAGCGGAGAAGACATTCTAATAGCATACGGGGTATCGAGCCAGGACCAAACAGTATAGTAATTCTTTGTAGACATAGTATATAAAAGCGTGAAGAAAAAAGTTTTGTCAATATTTGGAGATGAATTTTTCCCGAAAGTGGGTGTAGGTTGGTCATCTCGTAAGAGGCAAGAGTCCGTGGACCTGCTAGTTGAGTTTTTTAAGCAGACTCAACCCGACTTGGTTTACATTATGCCTACTGAGGGGACCTGCTCGTTCGTAGGGGTTCTATGTTCTATATTAGAAATCCCTTATATTATGGTTTCTCCTTACCCTAATTTCTACAATAACGCTAAACTTGTAGATAAGCTATGCATACGGCAGGCGATGGAGAAAGCTAAGTCGTTTGTTTTAATGGAATCTGAGGTTCCCGCCACAAGGAAAGATGGAGAGAACCTTTACGAGGACTCTGTAGAGTTTCTTTGTAGGGTTTCAGACGCTATCGTGTTTTTCTACAGTAAGGATACGACTAAATCCTACCGTTCCTTTATGGAAAAAACTTGTTCCGCTGTACCTCACATGAACTTGTGGGAGTTAGTTTACGATGGCGGGCAAATGGTTAGCGAATGACGCAGCAACTCTAGGAATATCCTCTTGGTACAAGGCGTTATAGTCACCCCCCGAAGCATGGCGGATTGATATGGGGGAAATCTTGTTAACTTTCTTCTTTATAAAACATTGAAGGGTTAAAAATGTATCGTAATGGTGCCATGCACTTTTCCACGCCTTCGGTGCGCGTAAAGATATTGAGTGTAAAGTCTTTCCTGTAGTGGCTAAAAAGCAGCCGTCTAACGTAACTACGTCTTTAGCAGAGCCATAAGGGGTTAAGTACATGCTGTCATAGTCTTCCCCGTGGTAAACCATCCCTCCTCCGCTGTTATGTTGCCTACTGCAAGCGAACCAGTTAATTGTGTCCGTTAAAATGGCGGTCCCCGCAACTCCAGTAAACCCCATTTTTGGGTTTTTAAGTTTAGCGGATATAATACCGTTAAAATACTCGATATTATTTAAGATTTCGATGTCATCATGGCAAAAAATAACGTAATCCTTCGACAGTACACCACACTCTTCAACTCCGCTCCTTAAAGCGCCCAACATAGACTTTGCATTCCTAACAAAGTGAACTTTCCATCCCGCATCCGTTAAAAAAGCGTTTAATTTTCCTACCGTGGTAGTTTTATCCTCGCAATCAGTCATTGATTCACGCGTGGGTATGATTACGTAGCGGTTCATGCTATATAATAGCGTGAAGAGAGAAGAAATTTTAGACGAACTAGAGAAATGTGCAACTGACCCCGTATATTTCATCAAGACGTATGTAAATGTTATTCACCCTATCAAGGGGGTTGTACCTTTCCACTTATTTCCGTTCCAAGAGCGTATGATTGGTGAGATTAACGATAACCGCTTTACTTTGGTGAAAAAGTTCCGTCAGGCGGGAATTACTACGCTCTCTGCTGCATACTCTCTGTGGAAAATTATCTTTTTTGACCATCAGAACGTTATGGTAGTGTCCATTGGCGATAGGGAGTCGCGAGCCTTCCTAGAACGCGTTGTGACGATGTATGATGACTTACCTGCATGGCTGAAGCCTAAGGAGGTAATGCGTAACAAGCACGTCCTGAAGCTCTCTACGGGGTCGCAGATTAAATCACAGCCTGCTGGAGCGGGGCGCGGTGAATCGGTCTCTCTCCTTATCGTGGATGAGGCTGCTTTCGTGGATAAGATGAGGGAGTTCTGGATGGCAATCTACCCTACGATTAGTACAGGAGGTTCCGCTTGTATCATCTCTACGGTTAATGGTATGAGCAATCTTTACTATGAGCTTTACAAAGGCGCGATAGAGAAAATAAACAAGTTCCACATCGTAGATATTCAATGGGAAGAGCACCCATGGTATACCCCTGAATGGTATGCGGATACCCGACCAAACATGTCGGACAAAGCTTGGCTTCAGGAGTACGAATGCGAGTTCCTAGGTACGGGAGACACGTTCATTGATAGGCACACCCTAGTAACTATGAAAGAATCCTGCTCAGAAGAGTGGAGTTCTAAGTACACTCACCGTATGCGCGTGTGGGAAGAGCCCCAGCCTTATTACAACTACCTACTAACGGTGGATGCCTCCTATGGCCGTGAGCGTGACCACTCCGCTTTCCATATTATTAATTTATATAACGGCGAGCAGGTAGCAGAATTCTACTCTAACGTCACTCCCATCAGTAAATTTGCGGAGATTATCAGGAAAGAAGGATACCATTACAATACTGCATATGTTCAAGTGGAGCGTAATGGTCTCGGGATGGCTCTTATCGAACAGTTATGGGAGATTTTAGAGTATGATAACCTTATCATGGATGATAAGGGCGAATTTGGCTTGATGCTGACAACTAAAAGTCGTGAAGTTGTTTTAACAGATTTGGAAGAGTGCCTGAGAAAAGGTAAAATAAAAATCAATTCCTCGCGCACAGTTGAAGAACTTTTAACTTTTATTATAAATGCGGACACTGGTAAGGTGGAAGCAGATGATGGGTATAATGATGACTTAGTAATGAGCTTGGCTTTAGCGGCCCACTCACTGGATGATATTTACCGTGGAAGTCCTGAACCTTTAACCTCAGGCGACGATAATAAATCCATGGCAATGCCTATAGTAAGTACTAAATATGCTGACGACGACGAGATACAACAATACCACCAATGGATGAAAATGTAAACAACGATAAAGTGGACGAGAACATGGGCGCAACAGAGTTCCCTAGCTCGCACACGTACGGAAAGGACGCTCCTGGATATAGAGGAAGGTTCTCCGCGTTCTGGCAGAACTTCGGTACTGGTGGAAAGAAGAAGCGTGGACGCCCACCTCTTGCACAACCTTTAGCGGGAGATGCTAAAAGCCCCGCAGACGAGACCTTTGAGGATTTCGCTGGGGGGTATGGCAAACAAGGGACTAGTTATGGAATGCCTCGCGTTGAGCAGGAACGCCGCAGGCGTTATGCGGATTACGAGCGAATGGACCTTGAGGCAGAAGTCGGCGCGGCACTTGATATTTACTCCGATGATGCTACGCAAGAGAACACTAAAAAGGAAATGTTTGAGCTTGACACAGACAATGAGGTTCTTAAGCGTGAGGTGGAGAGGTTTGTTAAGCAGACCAAGCTAGAGAAGTACATCTGGGATATTGTCCGAAATACAGCCAAGTATGGGGATTGCTTCGTTGAGAACGTAGTAGACCTTAACAACATTGACCAAGGCATCCGACGTCTTAAGATTCTCAACCCTAACTATATTTTCCGCGTAGAAGATAAGTATGGGTATTTGAAAGAGTTTTTGCAGGAAATCCCTAACCGTGCAAATCAAACTACAGATTTATCTCAAAGCTTTCTTCCCGATAAGAAAAAGAAAAACTACATCACGCTCAACAAGGACCAGATTGTACACTTCCGCCGTATGACCTCGGATGCTAACTATTACCCTTACGGCAAGGGAATCCTAGCGTATGGCGTGCGAGTCTTTAAATCCCTAATGCTGATGGAGGATGCGATGCTTATCTATCGTATCCAACGCGCACCTGAAAGGCGTGCATTCTACCTGGAAACAGGTAACCTACCACAGTCTAAAGTGGAAGCTTTCGTTGAACGTATTAAAGCTAAGTTCAAAAAGCAGTCCATGTGGAATCCAAACAGTAACTCTGTAGATTACAATTACAACCCTCTTACAGTTGATGAGGATTTCTTTATCCCTATCCGTAACGGTCAAGGAACTAAGATTGAAGTTCTCCCAGGCGCTCAAAACCTAGGAGAGACGGATGATGTTAAGTACTTCCGTGATAAGCTCCTCGCCGCTCTTAAGGTCCCTAAGGACTTTATCGTTGAAAAGGATAGCTCCCCTGAACGTAAAGCTAACCTATCTCAATTGGATGTTAAATTTGCAAAGGCGGTTCACAGACTGCAGGCAGATGTTGAGCGTAGTCTTAATGTCCTCCTGAAACGGCACCTTACTTTACGAGGACTTCCTAAGAGTCTAATCGAATCGGTTGAAATGAGCCTCACTTCTCCTTCGGATATGTTTGAGAAGCGCCGACTTGAAGTGGATGAGCAGAAAGTGCGTATTGTCCAAGCCGTCAAAGGTTTGATGTTGTTTGATGACGAGTATCTTTACAAAACTTACTTCGGCATGACTGACTCTGAAGTTGATGAGATGAAGGAGCGTATGAAGAAGCAGTTTGAGGAGCAACCCCAAGAGGACCCGATGGGTATGGGCGGCGAAGGGATGCCCCCAATGGACGGTCTTGATGACGGTACTGACCCTGGCGTTGAAGAGGCAGGGGAAGAAGAGCTTGATGCAGACCAAGCTCCTCCAGGCACTACCTCTATAGGTAAGCCAGGTAACGTAAAATCCTAAATATTACAAAATTTTTGTAAAAAAGGACAACTAAGGGTAGTATATACGGTTACCTAGGGCTATTGTATAATATGAACACCACAACTACATTTTTTAATCGAGACCAAAGCATTGCTAAAGTTAACATGGCAATGAATTATTTAAGCCGTATCGTGAGAGAAAACATGACTATTTTTGATTATGATTCTCATACAGGAAAAACATCTTTCCTTACTAATTCTGATAAATTAGTTAATTGCGTTGTTGTCACAGAAGGCAGCAACGTTTCTTTAAAAGATGTCGAAGTTGCCGAGGCTAGTGACTTATTCTCAAACAAAAAGATTGACGAGGGAGTTGATGGGTTTGTAACTAAGTTTATTGACAGTCTCAAGGTTGGCGAGTATGGGGGAGCCGAAGAGGGCTTCTCTGACCTTCTAGGCGCTTTTGAGGACCGTTCAAGGGTTAATGAAGCTCGCGCAAAATTAGAACGCCGCCGTGGACATTTCACGGAATCACAAGATATCCTAAGTACTCCCGAGTATATTAAATTGGGAGAGGTTAAAGAGCATCTGGTTGAGTTTTTACGAACTAACAAGACATCTCTGCTGGAGTACGAAGATGTTATTAACTCCGTTAGGCTTACAAACGCTCTAGCCACAGCATTTAATTCCCAGCGTAAGAGTTGGAGCGAAGTTGTCCAGGAAGGGCAGATGGTTGTACCTTACGATTCGAAGAAAACTGTGTACGAAATGATTTGCACTCAGGAGCTAATTAGAAGCGAGCTTACCGAATCTAAAGAGAACTTCGCGAGGTCTTGGGTTAAAAACCCTAAAATTTCTAAATTAGCTTCATGCATTTATAATACTGATGCTCAGGTTTCCATAGCTCTAGAGGAGGCTATCGGCGGTGTTCCGTATCTGGCTCTTGCGAGTAAGGCAGACATTAAGGAAGTGTTCGCTTCGATTTATGAGTCTTCTGACGTTGCCAATATTTCCCAAAAAGATATCCGTGAGTACGTTGCACGGATTTTTGAATTTAAGAAGCCTCTCAAATCTAAGATAATCAAAGAACTTAATGAGTCTTACGGTATTAACGTTCAAAATCTTAAGTTTGTTCCCTCTTTCGCAAACCTTTCAAAGGCTCAGTCAGTAATGTTTGAAGCGCTTTCTAAGATTGGAGGAAAGGAGACTGTAGTTAAAGACGTCCTGTTTGATATGTCCAAAGCTCTACGCAAAAAGAACGGGATTGAAACCTTAGATTTAAACGATTTTGTTACTGAGGTCTTTACCGAAGCAGGAATCTTTACTGAATCTGAGTTCTACCGTGACATGGACCTTGATTCCGTCGTTGAAGCGGTTTTATCCGATAAGAAAGATAAGAAAGAAGACAAGCCCGAAGAGAAGGGCAAGAAAGGAGACAAGCCTGGAACGAAAGACTTTGAAAAGGTTGACGCCGAAGAAGAAGAGGAGGGGGAGGAGCCCTTAGAGAAAGGCAAGAAAGGCAAGAAAGGTAAGAAGCCTGAAAAGGGTGGAGGTTTAGATGACGAGGATGCCGACGCAGCCGCAGACCAAACCGCATACGATGAAGCTACCGAATACGCACAGCCTGAAGAAGACGAAGAGCTTAGTTCTGGTTTAGACGATAGCGGAATGACCGAACTAATGTCGGAACTCGACGAACTCTTTAAGGAGATTGATTGGAGTGCTATCGCTGAGGATGAAGAAGAAGAAGGCGACGAGGAAGAAGGAGGTGAGGATATTGACGGTAACGATTACGGCGATGGAATGACCGAACGTACTCCTGACGAATCATCTGACGAAGATGTGGGTACCCCTTCTGAAGACGAAGCACCTTAATCTTCCATGAAGCCTTGCTTCAACCACATAATATTATAAAACACAAACCTGTTTTGTAATCCTAGCAGTAAGCTAGTTATATTATACATTTCTTTGATAGACTCTTCTGATACTTTAGAAGAGTTTATTATTTTTTGTAGGGATTCTACTGCGTACTTCAGGTCTTCCCTGTCTGCGGGTTGCATCTTACTAAGGGATTTAATAATGTCGTTTTTGTTTTTAATCATAATACTTTTATTTTAAGGGATTTGTATGCCCGTCTACGAGAAGCAGCGTGCTCTTTTAGATACGGCACCGTGTCATTGAAGTCGTAAATATTTACTTGAGTCTTAGACTCGTGAATTCTTAGAGCGCGGCCAAGAGCCTGAAGAGTGGCAATCTCCGATTTTAACCCGCGTGCGTTGATAAGGTGAGTTATCTCAGGTATATCTATACCCGTTTGAAGGATTTTAGTTCCTATTAGAACTGAATGCTTAGCACTCTTAAACGTTTCGATAGTATTCTTTCGGGTAGTAATATCATCCTTCCCTTCTAAGGTAAGAGCTTCAGGAATCAGACCCCTAAGAATTTCCAGGTGTTTAAGGTTTTTAACGAGGATAAGTATTTTACCTACCTTAACGTTGGAGCATATTTTTTTAATCTTCCCATTCCTCGTAACGTTATTAATAATATGGGAGTCGTAAATATCAACATAGGTTGAGTCTAGTAGCGAGTGGTCGGTGTATTCTGGGAGATTCACGAAGGTTACTACGGGAGGAGTTAAAAACCCATCCTCTACTAAACCTTGAACGTCTACGTCTGAAATAACACCCCCTAAACATGAAACTAAGTTTAGTTTAGCCATTTTATCTTGGGGCATTGTAGCAGACATGCCGAACCTGTAATTTGCATTAGGAAAGGATTTAATAACCTTTGTAGTTAGTTTTCCTTTTGAAAATTCATGGACCTCGTCAAATACAATAAACTCAGAAGAGTCTAAGTGAGAGTCTAATACCTTATGGACAGACTGTACGGTGCATAAGGTTACGGGTTTAATATCCGTCCCATCACCGTAAACCCTACCGACATCAAACCCGTACTTGGTTAGGAACTCGTAGGTTTGCTCTAACAAGGATTTCTGAGTAAAAAAGATTAAACCTCGTTTCCCTTCTAACGCTTTTAGGATACCAGCTAGTACGATAGTTTTACCAGCACCTGTAGGAGCTTCAATTAGCGCTATACCTGCCTTCAGGGATTGCAATATTAACTTTTCCTGGTATTCACGATACTCAATACCTTCTACTTCGATATCAAAGTTACTCATAAGAGGGTCCCGTTCATCTACAAGGGAATACTTAAGCTCGGCTAACTCTAAATCGTTCTCGATAAAAGGGAGAAGACCTGTGCCAAATTGGCCTTTTTCTGTAATAAAATATTTGGAGCCATCCCAACCATGCTTGTAAGCTTTACTGTACCTTGCGCCTGGAATTTTCGCACTGTACTTCTTACGCAGTATTGTTATGAGCTCTTTATTCTCCGTTTTTAGGAAAGAAGTTACATTTTTTACAATAATTTTCATTTATATTACTATTATAGTTAAAAGTATCTTTTTTTTTGGAATAAATATATGAATCAAGACTCAATTGTTGACCTAGTAAAACAACACCAAGCAGGAAACCCAGGTGGTTCTCCACAGGAAGCCCCTAAGACCTCTCAGGAAGGCGCTGTAGACCACAAAGCTCAGATGATGTCCGAGAATATCCCTGTAGATAAGAACGTTGAGGCGGCGTTAGAGGCGCTCTTAGGGAAAGTGAAAAGCAAAATGGCGTGGAGCGAGATTGTTTTACCCTCTCAAGGTCTTTTGTACCCTGACGGTCAAAAAACGATAAGGATTCGCCCCTTCACTTTCGAAGACGAGCGAATTCTAAAAAGCATGGACGGGATAAAGGACCCTGATGCGGTTATTGAGCGATTGCTCCGTAATGCAACGGACGGGTTGGAGGTTGGAGAGCTAACCTCCCATGATAGGGTTTACGTTCTTTACCGCTTGAGAGGTATCTCTTATGGCGATGGGTATGAAGTAACGCATGACTGCGATAAGTGCAGCATTACAAGCAAACTAGAGCTTTCCATTAAGAGCTTAACTACTACGAATCTTACGCGAGAGCATATGGTATTTACTTTACCTGACTCCGAGCAGGAATGCGAGGTGAAGTTGCCTAGGATGCAAGACGAGCATCTTTACAACAATAACTCTAACCTTATGAACAACATGCACATGTTTGTGTACCGCGTAGGTAATATCACCGACAAGACAATTATCGAGGCGTTTATCCATAAGACTACTGTGCGTGATATCGACACTCTACGAAATAGAATCTTCGCTCCTGAGTATGGGATGGAAAACCATTTCTTTTATACATGTGCAGGGTGCAGCACGAAGAACAAGGTTGACATTCAGTTGAATGAGAATTTTTTTACAGCGAGCTGAAGGAGGGCTGGAAAGATGATGGGCTAGAACGACAAGCCTATTTCCTCGTGAAGCACATAAATTTAAGTCTTTCTGACGTATACAAACTAACTTTACTAGAACGAAGCACGTATATAAAGCTGTTAAAGGAAGAGCGCTCCCAACAAAATGAAGAGTTGGAACAAGCTCAGAGAAAACACTAGATACTTTTATGGCAAGCTTCAATAACTTCTCCGTCGTTAAACGGTGGAATAGGCCGAGCGTTCTCATGAAGACGCTCCTAGAGACCTTCTTTACGAATAACGGTACTTACTTTAAACCTTACAGCGTAAGTACTGTTTATATCCTCCCAGATACCTCCCTAACTAACGGAAGTCCTGATATTTATATTAACCGTCAGGTTAGTGATATGGGGACTCCGGCGTATGGCCTTTTAAACGCGTCTAGCTTATCCTCCGTCCAAGCTACATTTGGAGGAGATATAAGTCTTATAGACCTTAACCCCTCCGCTTACCAGGGCGCGGGAACGGATAGCGCGAGCGGGATTTATAGCGGAAGCACTTCCGCCGACCCTGGGCACTTCCAGGTAGTTCTGGACGGGTCACGGAGCTTCTTGGAATTCTCCGCTGTAGGTAAATATTTCGATGTTTGGCTTGTTAAGGACTTCGAAGACGCGTTTGATGCTTCATCGGGATGGCAGTTGTATTGGAATAAATTCGAAGTCTTTAGTGACCGAATTGTAACATTTACAGAGCCTTACCAAGTCACTACTAAAAATAAGCTATCTCAAAAATACCTTCAGCTAAGCTCAATCCCAACACTTCGAATTACTACGGACGTATTCTTGGCTAACAGGAATATGTCTAGGGACTTAAAGGATATCTGGAGGGAGCAGGTAATTGATAACGCAGAGATTAGAATTATGCGGAGGAACCCTAGAACCTCAGGATTGATTACTAAAATCGTCCCTGGTCCTGGGCCTAACCAGGGGGACTGGTCTAGGGAGACTAATGTAAGCTCGGAGAATACCATCACCTTTACCTGGGATACGACCCAGTTAGAGGCAGGAGATTACTTCGTTCAGTGCAAATATACTCTCCTAGAGCAGACATTTGTAAGTGAAGAGTTCAGTCTAGTGCTTCGGTAACCTCATAAGAGAAGTCTACCGCTTGTAGCCCGTTAGTGATACAGGATTTGAACTCGACAGATTTAGTACACCTAACGTGTAGTTCGTTCCAATCCTTTATACCTTCAGGAAGCTTCGCTACCATGAAGTGATTTTTATTTTTCGTAAGCATCATGTTACGCGCCTGAACTACACCCTCACGACCAGCTTCGTCGTTATCGTAGGCAAACACAATTTGCTTATCTTTTAATTTCTCTGCCTGAGATACTGAAAGGTTACTCCCTTGAGTGCAAGTGGCGTTAAGCCCGTTCAACTGCAGGCTAATAGCATCTAAAGGGCCTTCAGTCATAAAGATATAATCCGCATCCTCCTTATAAGGGAATAGGATATCTGAAGACTTAACTCCTGTTACTTCACGCGAGGGGTTTAGATACTTAGTACCTAGAACGCTTAGGTTACGCGCCTGGAAATAGAAGGGTTCGCTGTCACCGTAAGCATAGGGTATAATAAGCCTGTTGCTGTACCTTCCATTCTTAGCGATATAAAAATCAAACTTATGTAATTTCCTAGAAAGTATGAACTTCCTAGCTAATCTATCAGTCATACTGGTAGGGTCTGAGTGATTCAAGTCAAACTTAGAAAAAGAAGAGAATATTTCAGATACTGCGTTATGCTTAGCAGGCTTTTGTAACTCTACGCGAATCGAGGAGATATCAAACAGGTGCTCGGGGGAGTCAAACAGCTTAGAACGTAGAAACTTAAGGGCCGCTTCGTACGGAATACCTTCTATTGCAGATACAAGCTGAGGAAAGTTACCAGTTTCATGCGCCTTAAAGTCTTGCCACAGACCAGTCTCCATATTAACGGAAAGCTTCATCTTGTCATCATCCATAAAGATGGAGTTAGCGGTGAATTCTTCGCCAAAAACTCTATTTACGCTGAATTTTGCGTATAAATACTCTTTAATAAGACTAGTAGGTAACATTATGTTTATTAAAGGCTTTTCCCCATCAAAATTGAACACTTTTGACGAATGTCAGAAGAAATTCCTCTACAAGTACGTCCACTACCTCCCTGAGGAGTATAACGAGGGCTTATCGAAGGAAGCTTTACAGTATGGCTCATATATTCACAAGGTTCTTGAGGATGGAGTCGAAGCGGAGTCGATTGAGGAGCTTAAAGAGCACGCCCTTCGGCTTCGACCGAGGTATAAATTTACGGGAAGGTCAGACGACACTCTTAAATGCATTAAAAACTTCTTTAGGTTCAACAACAAGTTGACGGAAAGTGTTTCTACTGAAATGAAGTTTAAAATCGAGGTTCTCCCCGACCTTGAGGTTAACGGGATTATCGACCGCGTGGTAAAGGGGGAGACGGGGAAGTATCTTGTAATAGACTACAAGACCTCAAAACGTGAGAAAACTAAGAGGGAACTTTACAACGACCCTCAACTCATGATTTACACCGCTGCAATCGCTCAGATGTACGAGTGTAAGATTTCAGATGTTACGGTAGCCCACTACTACCCCCTCACTGGGAACTTAGTATCTATACGATACATGCCCTCCCATGTTGCAAGTTTCTTAAAGAAAGTTGACCAAAAAAAGTGGGCAATCCGAAAAAAGAAGGCTGAAGACTTCAAGCCTCGCCTTAACCAGTTCTGTGACTGGTGTGGTTACAAGCAGCTTTGTCCTAAATTCGGAGGGACTGATAAGATGCTGGAAGAAGCTAAAGCGGCTAAGAAAGCCACTAAGCAAAAGGTGAAGCTGGGCACTAAGCCTAAGACCTGAGGACATAAATCCTCCTAAGAAGTTTTCTTAGCTCTATCTCTATATATTAGAGGATAGTAAAGAGTTATATCTATACAAGATAGGAAGTCCTTAACTAAGGATTCGTCATACTTGTGTTTCTTAGTGAACTGAGACATTAACCCTGAAAGCTTTATAGCCTTCTGTGTCTGAAAGGATTTAATTATACATTCCTGGAAGATTGTTATGAAGCTTTCAGAGAATCTATGTCTCCAGCGTTCTTTGAACTCTAAGGATAAGGCATAGTTTACTTGTTCTAGGAATTCTGAGAGTTCAGTTTTACCATCTAAGTTTTGTTCTAGCATTTTTCAATTATATATAATATATAAGATTAAAGTCGAGCGCGTGTCGATAATGAAGAAAAAAATCCAAGCAAGTTTAACTTTCCGTAAGAATACCCCTGGAAAGACCATGGTGTCTGTAAAGAATATGGCACGGTATAAGGGCCAGCTATACACTTTCCAGTACACTAGCTGGGGTCCAAGGAAGCTTAAAAAAAGCCATAACATTGATATAAGACCGTTGTTGCTACTTGCTACTAGGCGAGGTGAAAAAGTTTGGAAGGCTGGAAATGGTAAGTCCTACATTTATGGGTTTAATCTTAACTACTTATCCCCTAGGCTAAGGTTAACGGTAATAGGGAAACTTAATGAGGTATTTGCAAAGAACCCAGGCGTAGAGTTTTCGTATCTGGATATTAAAAGTCACCTAGACCTGCCTACGAGTACAGAGAATACTATATTTAGAAAGTACGATGTTCGTGGGAGCAAGTTAAGGTCTCTGAAGCAGGTGAACCTAGATACTTATAGAAGTTATCTTGAGGAATCTCTTGATGGACAACAGTAATTATGCCTACACCCGAAGACCGTAGCTTTTTTGAAGGTTTAAACTCAGACCTTGCTAAAGGTATAAATAAAGCCATTGAAGGTGGCTTTAAAGGCGCATCTTTATCCTTAGACGCTGAAACTGTAAAGCTTATAGGGGTAGAGTTCTCTCACGCTATAAAGCCTCTTGAGAAGGCTATCAAGGAAGATGATGATGATGGTGGAGGTGGGGGAGGTAGCGGAAGTGCAGGCCAAAAAGGAAGCCTCCGTAAGGTTGCCGATGTCGCTAAAGGTGTTTTTGGAGCGACTCGGCAGTTAGTAGCTCAGAACGCTTCTAATATGCTCGCGTACGGGGATACTATGGCTAGGGGGGTTGCGGCTACAAACCAATCCTTCTTGATGAATGGGGACAATCTAGCTACAAAGTTCGGTCACTTTGGTTTCGATATTCAGCAGACAGGTTCCATGCTTGATAGCGCTATGCGAGCTAACGTTAAAGGTCTTGGTAAGAACGCTCAAGCTTTTTTGGCACGCTCTGCAGGTTTAGGTACATCGACAGCGACTAACAATAAATTCCTATCCGCCAATACAAATATTCTAGGTCAGTCTATGAAGGAGACTTTGTCTCTAGGTACGGACTTGGTAAATATGGCGTTATCAAACGGAATGTTAGCTGATTCTGTCTTTGCCGCAGTTGCCGCATTTGAAGCTAATACTAAGGCTCAACAAGTTATCTTTGGGGCGGGTATAGCAACAGAGTTTCAAAAAATCGTGGGAGGTTTAGAAACGCTCATTCCAGGTGGCGGCATGAATGCATTGATTGCTAAAGCTGCGCCTACAACAGTTAGGGGTCTCCTTGACCTAGATATTTTAGGGGGCATGTTTGGAGGAGCCTTTAACTCTGAGGGAATCAGGGACGACCCTAGGAGGCATACTGCGAACTTTATCGCCGCTTTATCAAGGGCTTCTAAGCAAATCGCTGGAATGACGGTAAGGCAAGGTGCTCAGTTTATCGAGCATCGTTTTGGAAAGTTTGGTATTACTCTTGCAGATATTCAGACGGCTAATGTCGCAATGAACGAGGCTGGTAGTATTTCAGGTCTTATAGAGGCAATGAAGGGAGGGTCAATTCCTATAAAAACCGATGAAGAACTTTCTACGAGCATGACTCAAAACTCTATAGCCGCCGCCAATGCTATGAAAAATTATGCCATTGAAACAGCAGGTCTAAGTACTCTTCAGAAAGGTCTTGCTGAAGGTTCGGCTTTATTAAAAACTTCCTTTTATGATTTAAATGGCAAGACTTCTGCCTTAGTTACTACGATGGGGAATGCCGCTGCAGCAGAAGCAGGGTTGCAGGCAGCGGACAAGCTAGGTCTTGGAGGTATAGGCGATTTGATTACAAAATTAATAACTGGCGGAGCCCTCTTGAAGGGTGGTCAAAGCCTTACAAATCTATTATCAAGAGGGGGAAGGCCAAATATACCTCCAGGTAATCCTCCAGTTCCCACAGGTAATCCTCCAGTTCCCCGCCAAGGGCTAATTGGCAAAGGCGCGAATTGGCTTAAAGGTGATGTTTGGGGGAGGAGTGGCAGTGTCGCCAACGCGAGTCGAGGTATTGGGCTACCAAACGCACTGAACCCAGCTACTGGAAAGCCTCACCGTATCGCTCAACCCTTTACGTCTGTCAGTAGAGGGACGCGGGCTTTGGGTGCGGGGAAAGCTGCCTTGTTTGGGAAGGGCGCAACCAGAATCCCTTTACTCGGAGCAGGAGTCTCCACCGCCCTTGAGTTGGTAGAAACTGGGGACAAGAGTAGGGCTATCTCGACAGGCGCTGGTACAGCGCTAGGTGGATGGGGTGGAGCGGCCGCTGGAGCCTCTATGGGTGCTATAGGTGGCCCAATTGGAATGGCTATCGGGGGTATCATTGGGGGCATTTTCGGTGCTTGGGGTGGAGGAGAAGCCGCTAAAGTTGTTCATGATGCCGTTGATACAGACTTCGTTAAGAAGCAAGAATTAGATAGAGCAGAGGCTGCTAAGGCTGAAGAGGATACCTTTAGGGTTCAAGCGTCTGTCAAAGAGGAAGAGTTGGCTAGGACCGCAACTGCCCAGCTTGAAGTCGAAGAATCACAGGTAGCCGTTTTAGAAGGGATGGCAGTAAGTCTAACTCTTGCCACCGACCTTCTCAAGGACTTGGCAGGGGCACCAAAATCACGAGAGTCTAATGCCCCTTTTGGAACCAGAATGGGTGACTTCGGAGGCGTGGCGAGCACTCAACGAGGATAAATTATGGTAGACATCGGCAAGGGTATAAGTGAAATCATGGCTAAGAAGGATTCCTTCGGGAATTCTGGTGGCTTACTTACAGGGATTACTAAAGGTATTAACGAGGTACTGGACAAGGGGTTAGGGTGGATACCAACCCTTGGCGCTCCCGACCAGCAGTTCAATCCTTTACCCAAAGGTCTTCATGAGGTTAATGAGTTATATCCTAACTGGAATTATTATCCTGGCGGTACTGGATTTCAAGCACTCCCCCCTACCTCTTGGAGCCTTGGCAAAACCCTATTCGGATTCCATAGTTGGCAAAACCCAGACCGACAATCACTAGGCGTTGGAAAGATTATGAATTCAGGGGGTCTCGACGAAGTTGGTCTGTATAGGGATGAGAAGAACAATCCTAACGCGCAACTTGAATGGGGAGGCATTATTAAAGAAAATACCGCTAGAGTTAATACGGTTCTAGAGGAGCGCTCTTACTTGGATTTCTACTTCCCTAACGCTCTTATTGGTCGTCGCAGGGTAGTGTTTTTTGAGAACCCTAAAATCACAGAACAACGGGTTCCTAAATATGCAAGTAAGCAGGTTGTCGGGCGGAATGAGCCCGTTCGCCTTTTTGTAGGAGCAGACGCAAGAAAAGTTAAGCTTTCTTTTACTTATACTCTCCCTCATGTTCAGACTTTCTTTACCATGATGGGCTCTATGCCAAATGGGTTTGCCTCTGACTTAGATAAGCAGCCTTGGTGGTCCTTAGGAGGTGAGGGGGATACCCCAAAAGAAGATAATTTAAATGCTTGGCGTGCATTTACTGCACACACTATTAGCAAATTTTTTGGTACCGACCTTAAGATTAAATCTTCTGGTCCTATGACAAGCATGCTTAATTCTAGTTTTACGGGGCCTAGATTTTATCTAGAAAATGAAAATTCAAGGACGCCCGTTCCTGGGATTAACGTGGAGTCACAGGGTAATGGTACATTTCTTCAAATGCTAGTTAATGCATGGTCTCTTAATCCAGATGCGAATGTCCCCGACGCAGTCGCCACGTATTATACTCAGTT